GGATAATTATGATAAAATGGTTTACCGTAATAAAATGAACCGCCTCCAGCGTGGTGGAAATGGCCGTCCGGCCCTGATCGAATATCAAAGCATCCCTTTTAAATTTCGCCAGGCAATTGAGGCGAAACTCGGGTACGATCCTACCCAAACAGCAAAGCATCAATATTTCCGTCAGCATATACAAGTTGATAAGGAAGCCGTAACATTCTTTTCACACTATCAGCTTCAAAACGGACATCCACTACCCATTGATCGCCAAAAAGAATATCATCAAAATGCAATGATACTAAATGCCCTAAACAGTGTTAAGAACAAAACCACAATGAAGCGCAGGGCTATGGGTGGACAGCTAAAAGGAATGTGGGATAACCTGGCAATAGTGGTAAATGATCTGCGAGATGAATTTGGGCATACTTTACCTGGTAATGCTATCCGCTTAAAGGAAAAACTTAAGTCATACCTGGATGAAGGGTTTACATCTTTGATCCACAGAGGGTATGGTAATAATAATTCACGGAAAGTAAATGAACAGCTCGAAAAGCTTATTCTTTCTATATATGTAATGAAAAACAAGCCATATCCTATTATGGTTCGTGATATGTACCTGGAATTCCTTTCCGGCAAGATTGATATTTATGATAGCGAAACAGCTGAGCTGTTTGATAGGAATGAATTTTATAACGAAAAAGGCCTTCCATTGGTGATATCTGAAGCCACAATATGGAACTATGTAAATAATCCAAAAAACAGGGCAATTGTTGACAGTCAGCGCAACGACTTCCACTATTACAATAACATTCACAGACCACATCACCACAGGGAGCGACCTCAGTATTCATTAAGTAAGATTTCTCTAGATGATAGAGATCTACAAGGGAAAATCATGTATGGAGGCAAAAAACAACGTGTCAAGGCGTATTATGCTTACGATGTTGCTTCCGGATGTTTAATAGGAGCTTCTTATTCAAAAAAGAAGGATACAGATTTATACCTGGCATGCATGAGAGATATGTTTGGGTTCCTTAATAAGTACCAACTTGGTTTCCCATTAGAAATGGAGGTCGAGCATCACATTGTTAAGAACTTTAAAAACGATTTGATGAAGGCTGGAAATGTATTTCCTTATGTAAGATGGTGCCTTGCCGGAAACTCACAGGAAAAACGGGCTGAGCATTTTAACAGGGCTAAAAAATATGGCTTTGAAAAAAGGTATAATGAAGGAGTTGGAAGATGGACACTTTCAGAAGCTAACCGGCCAAAGCAAGGTAAAGTTTGGGATGATGATGGGATGCATCTTCAGGAGCCATTATATGAGTTTGAAGAGTTGGTAGCTAATGATCGTTATACAATTGATAAGTATAACAGCGGACTCCACCCTGATCAGAATAAATTTAAAGGTATGTCCCGTTTGCAAGTCTTCTTAAAACATGTTAATCCAAATACTGTCGATTTCCAGGCTCACACTGTGGCTCAATATGCCGGCAATCATGTTAAGTCATCTATCAGAAGGAATCAATATATCAAAGCAAATTATGCTTTTTATCAGCTTCCTGATGTAGAGCTTATTGATCAGTTGGATCCAAATAACTATGAGGTTGATGTTTTTTACTTACCAAATGAAGATGGGATTGTTGATCAGATACACATTTTCCAAGGTGGACAATTCCTGGCCACATGCAATAAAATAGACAAATACAACGAAGCTACAGCTGAGCAAACGGATGAAGATGTCAGGCATTATGAAAAGCAGGCTGACTTTGTTCATGAATTTGATACGATGATTAAGGCTGGTAAGAAAAGAAAAACTGCCAAAATCGAAATTACACCGAATGAGGATTACAAGGAAATGGAAATCCATCAGGAAACTGAGCAGGAAGATTATAATTGGGACAATTATGCAGATAAGGCAATCAAGGATATTTAATTATTAATTAAACATTATTTAAATGGAACAAAAATACATTGCAAAGATAACAGCTGCTGTTAAGGAGCATGAACCGGATTACAATACTAATTTCAAGTATGCCAAAGTGCTGGGTATAGATCCTGCTCAATTATCATTAATTTTAAGAGAGAAGACAGATAAGGTTCTTTCTCATCAAAAGTGGATGGCAATTGCTCGCAGGTTAGATGTAGATTTAAATGGGAAAGGTAAATGGGTAACAGTGCAAACGCCAGTATTTAAATACATTTATAGTCAATTGAAAATGTGCCAGCGTGATTCTGTGAGTTCGCTTTTATGTGATAAAGCTGATATTGGCAAATCATACACCGCTAAGCAATATGTGAAAGAGAACAGGAATGCCATTTATGTTGATTGTAGTCAGGTGAAGACAAAAATGCGATTTATCCGCAAATTGGCCAGGGAATTTGGATTACAACAAAATGGGGTGTATAGTGAAGTATATGATGACCTGGTTTACTATCTCAGAAATGGAGACCTAAACCCCAAGCCCTTAATTATTCTTGATGAGGCCGGTGATCTTAAACCGGATGCTTTCTTGGAACTTAAAGCCCTATGGAATGCGACAGAGTACGTTTGTGGGTGGTATATGATGGGAGCAGATGGACTGAAGGCTAAAATCGAAATGAACCTTAAATATATGACGGTTGGATATACAGAGATTTTCAGCAGATATGGAAGTCGGTACCAAACGATTGTTCCGGATGGAAAACAAAAGCAGGATTCATTCATTAAACATCAATTTATGGAGGTCGCTAGGGCTAATGGTATCAGCAATCTTCAGGAGATGTTTGCCGAAAGTAAAGGATCCCTCAGAAGGATTTATACAGAAGTACAAAAAATGAAACAAAACAATGGCGAAAGCTCTGAGCGTAATGCAATTAATTAATTTAAATACCAAAACTGTTCAGTTTGATGGCCGGTGGTATAATCTTATCGGTAATCCTGCTTTAAATGGAAGCTGGATAATCTGGGGCCAGTCCTCAAATGGGAAATCCCACTTTCTCCTCCAGCTATGTAAGTATCTTACCAATTTTGGAAGAGCTGCCTTAGTTCCATTAGAAGAGGGTATTGGGGAGTCATTAAAAAGGGCAATTATCCAGGAGAATATGGATGAGGTAAACGGTAAACTGATAATTGTTGATGATCCAACGATTGAAGATCTGATTATAAGGTTAAAAAAGAAAAAAAGCCCCAGAATTATTGCCATCGACAGCCTCCAGTACAGTGGCATTACATACCAGCAATACAAGGATATTAATAAAATGTTTCCAAGCAAACTTTTCATCTGGAACTCCCATGCTGATGGTAGAAACCCTGCTGGTAGAATTGCTCAAAAGATAAGGTATGATGCTTCTGTTAAAATTCATATTGAAGGGTATCAGGCAACGGCTCAAAGTCGCTACGGTGAGAATCCAGAACCTTATGTTATTTGGCAACATGGTTATGAAAGGTACTGGGGGGTGAACTCATGAGAACCGCTATATTTCAAATATTAATGATTGAAGATGTGATTAAAGTAGAATTTAAAGTTACAGTTGACGGTGGTAGTGATACCTATATGGAGAAAATAATTCAAAGCATTGAGGATTATGAAGCATTTGTTAAAGATGTTTTGTATGGAGTGGCAACCCTCGATGATATCATATTAAACGCACTTAATAATAAGCAAAATGAACAAACAGGAAATACAAGCGAAGATACAGTTGCTGCTTAATATAAAAGAAGAACAGTATAATCAGATGATGTATGATTTTGGGATTGAATATTTCAAATATTCCTGTGATGGTTATAGCCGGGCATTAAAAGCTTTTGAGCGAAGCAAGGAAATGTGGAACTGGTGGAAGCAACAATATTACATTGTTGATGAAGGGATCCTCGAAACATTAAGCCCTGGAGAAGTAATTACCCTCGATTTATACCGTGCTTTTCATTTAGGCTTTGAGTACTACTGCAATGAAGCTATTGCAGAAAAGGCAATGGATGATTATGATAAGATAGTTCAAAATAATATACTCACTAATAAATAACAACAATGGCAAAGAAAATATGGAAAAACCATAAAGGTGAAACAGTTCCTGCTCCTTATGTACCCACAATCGACAAAGAAAAGGAACGATTGGCAATTAGGATCTACAAACAATCATCTGATATCAGTAAAAAGTTAGCAAAGTTGAAGGCTGACTGGCTGACAGAGTGTGATAAGCTTTACAATGAAATGCTTAAGAATGCCAATATAACTGTAGGCAAAAAAGGCAACTATACTATCAGCTCCTTTGATAAGAATATCAAAATTGAGGTAAATGTATCCGAGCGAATTGAATTTACTGATCAGATTAATATGGCCCAGGCCAAGATTAATGAGTTTTTAGCAGAGAAGACTGAAGGTATTGATCCAGACTTATCTCAAATCATTAACCAGGCATTTAAAACCAGTAAAGGGCAGATGGATACCAAATCAGTCCTGGGTTTATTTACCCTAAAGATCACCCATAAGAAATGGTTGGAAGCAATGGAGCTTATTAAGCAATCCATCAGTCGTAATTCATCTAAGCGGTATATGAGGATTTGGAAGAAAGATAGCAATGAGGAATACAAAGCTGTTGAACTTAATTTCTCAAGTATTTAACTATGAATAAATCATATCCAACAATCGAGGAAGTTAAGGAAGCCGACCGCTTTAATATCTGCAAATGGTACAGGCATCTACCTTCAGCTAGTAATGAGGCTGACCGGGAGATCATGAACCTGGTTATTGATAGGTATATGGAGGTTGGAGGCTTTACACCTGAAATTTCAAAAGCTGTTGGATGGTAATAACTAAATAATCAAAACTATGAAAATCGTACGTGTAAAATTCACATTGGCCGAAAATGGCAAATTTCAAAGAGGTATTGCTGTAGTTAAGCTAAAAGCAAACCAGGCAAACCCAATTGTAGAGGACACTGAAATTACAGCAGTGATAACCAATGAAGGGGTCAATATTAACCTCGAGCAAATCTATCAAACAGTTATTGAGGATGACCTATTGTACCTCAATGTGTTTGGGTATTAAGTAGAGTGGAGCAAAAGTCCCTGACATTTATCATCAGGGCACTAGCCCCTGTAGCTTAATGGTAAAGCAGCGGTGATCACAGTCAAGACAGCAGGTCGGAAGTTCGAATCTTCCCAGGGGTACAACCCTTTAATAAGAAAGGGATCAATGAGTTCTTTCATTTAGTAGCGGTTCGGGAGTGAGCCTGTAATTCATCCTTACGTGTAAGATAATGAAGTGGTCTGCGTACCTCTGGCCATACAGGAGAGGCTGGGAATGCCCCTGATGCAACATTTGAGAGTGTATCAGCCCCCAGTAAGTATCAGCAAAGTGCGATGCTCTAAATGAAATTTGATCCCATAGATAAGCTAAATCCAGCAAAGGCATGCAGGTTGGCAGCCGGGAACAGACCGGCACCCCTTCGGGGGTTTATAAAATTGAAATTATGCAACTAAACATTTTCACAAATCACAAATGCACCCATTGCGGATCTGCTTTGATCCCTGATCGAAACCCAGCTTTATGCTCTGGTTTTAGGGATGCTGATACTGGTGAACTGGTTTGTAGGAGTTGCAGAAATATTCATTATGCAAAAAAACAAAAGGAACTTAACCTGGGATCCGGAATGACTTATTCAGAATTTCCAATCCCAATAAACCAATAATTATGAAAATCTCAATTAGCAAACAGCTCTGGAGAGCCACCCTAGTTTATATCGTAACGATAGCAATTTGCTCATTTGCAATCCTGGCATTTGGCTGTTCAACTTCAAAGGAATCAACAACTAACAATTTTGTAAAGGAGAAAGTATATGGGAACAATTAATACTTGCTCAGTTTGGGATCTTCAATGTACTCTTAAGCTAGGATTAACAAACATAACAGTCCAGAACTTTGTCGATGCCATTGAAAAGGAAAAGAGCAGTCGTAATAGGGTAACTATTGTCAAGTTGCTTGAACGTGGTTTAAAAGCTAAAAAGCAAGGTAAAGAAAGGATATAAAATGGAATATTTCATAATAGGATGTATAGCTGGAATTGTGGTTTGCTTACTTGCAGCCGCTGTCCTAATGTATTTTGATGGAAAGACATTTTAAAAAAGGGTTCAAAAGCAAATGGATAAATTAAAGCAAATCATTGAAGAGGAATTGTAAATGAAAATCATAAACAAGCTAAACTTATGAAACTAGCAGTTAATAACAGCCAACCAAAAATACCAAATAAGATATCAGTATATCTCATTCCTGGGCTGAGCGGCATGACTAGTTATTTGAAACAAAATGATGAAAAGTACATTCTTAAAATTACTGCCAGGCACTTTAATTTGAAACTAAATGAAATCAAGTCTAAATCGAGAAAAGAAGATTATAGGTTACCCAGGCAAATAGCAATGTACTTATACATAAACTATACAAGCTTTTCAATGGCAAAAATAGGTTGGATTTGTGGCAATAAAGATCATGCAACTGTATTAAATGCCAGGAAAGCCGTAAGCAGTATGAGGTTAACAAATCATAAGAATATCAATTACCACATAGATAAATTAAACGAATTATTAGCAGCATGATACTATCATTCACAACACAATGGAAAGATGGAACTCCAACCCGGTTTCCTGAGAGAATTTGGGAAGGGTTGAATAAACACTTCCATCATATACTAACTAGATCAGGGGTTGATGCCATGATTGCAAAAGGATATAAGTTTGATATTTCTGGAGAATATAACCCAAAAATACATACCATTCGAGAGGATGAGACCAACAGATGGAAAGAAGGGAACAATATCCACTTCCGGATTTTTAACCGGACTCCTAAAACCCATCAATTTGCACCTGTGCTCACCTGCATTTCCACCCAAAAGATATCAATTATAAAAGGATTCAATGGCAAATATGGAAGTGTATATGTGGATGGTAAAGCACTTTCTCCTTTCGAAATAAAGCATCTGGCCATAAATGATGGCTTTGATTCTACTGGAGAATTTTTTAAGGTATTTAATGGATATTTTACAGGTAAAATTATCCACTGGACTGACTTAAAATATTAAATCATGATAACAATTTTAGAACCTATGACAATAGCATATATAGCCCATCCCATCGGTGGTGATGTAGATGGAAACATAAAGAAGATCCTTGAGATCGTAAAGGACATCAATTTAAACGAAGCTGATGTAATTCCATTTGTTCCCTATCTGGCCGATGTTATGGCCTTGGATGATAATAACATTAAGCATAGAGCCAGGGGCATTAAAAATGATCATGAGATCCTGCAACGTGATTGCGTTGATGAGCTCAGGTTATATGGTGAGCGGATCAGTGATGGAATGGTAGATGAAATGTTTATTGCCTGGGACAATCAAATCGAAGTTAAAGCCATGACACCAGGTACTGAGTCCATGATAGATGAAGTTGAAAGCCGGTACAATTCATATTTAATAAAATCAATTGAGCAGGATACCGTTGATCGCATCCTAGCTGAATCTCCGGAGGTTTAAAATGGCAAAACGACAAAGCAAAGAACAATACCTGGCAGGTAATAATAAAAGAAGGCAGATCCTTAGTATCTGTCATCAATTACCAACCGATTTAATGTTTACTGAGTTCAGCCCTGCAAAAGGAAAGAGGGTAATTGATATGTACAACCTGGATCAGTTCCTGTGTGGTGATAAAAGTATTTATAAAAAGCCACTCAACTTTCACACTCCGGAGGAGCTGAGTAAAGTGATTATTCAATTTGAAAATATGTTAAAAGGTTATTTAAGGAAATGAGTATTAAATGTACAGATAACTGGCATTACGTAATTATCCATGTCACCACTAAATTTGGTCATGGTGATACTGTGGAGTTTATTAAATGGGATAAGCTTCCCTGGCATGTTAGAAATAAATGGGGGTGGTATTTTAAGTATCGAGCCGCATTGGCACAAGTAGAGTATCCAAAATTTCATGTTGACTTCACCTGGGGCAACTATGATAAATATACTGAAGAGGAAAAAGCTGAAAAAGAATTAAAAGATAAAATTGCAGGAAAAAGGAGGATGATCACTAAACTAAATAATGCAATAATTGAAAGTCAGGAAGAGTGGAATGAATTGTTTCCTATTGAAGAGTATCCGGTTTATAAAAAAGTCCTTGCAAAAAAGAAAAGGTACGAATCAGAATTAGAAGAATTAAAGAAATGAAACACTACCAATTAACAAGTGAATCGTTTAAAGGAGCTGTTGATATTTATTTCAATGATAATGGCCTGTTGTCTGAATTTAGTACAAAAGAAGCTGAGTTGTCAGAAAATCAACAAATATGGATATTGAAAAAAATGCCCAGGGAACTGGGTGAGCTTCAAAACTTAATTGGTGATAGTAAAACTGCAAAACTTATCGAGGTAAGACAGGAGGTAACCTTTGAATTATTCTGGAATAAATATGATGATAAGGCTTTAAGTTCAAAAAAGAGAACCTTGGTGAAGTGGAACAAAATGTCGCAAGCCGAAAGAATAAAGGCTTATAATTTTATCAATAAGTACTTTCAAAGAATCCCTGGTGGGACTCGAAAGAAATTTGCCGAAACTTATTTAAATGCTGAACTGTGGAATAATTAAACTATGTTGAAAATTACTTTAAATAAAAGTGAAATACAAACTCTGATTACATTGCTGTTGCATGCTGATTATGATGCCATCAAGGATCCGGTTAAAAGGATACTGGTTAAGGATTACATTAAGCGGTTTTTAAAAAAGTTAAATAACCGGCTCCAGGGGCTTCAAAAAAAAGATTCGGTATTTACCCTTAAGCGGGAAGAAATGGCTGCACTTAGAGGGGCACTGGATGTAGTGCGGACTGATGAGTTTGGTGCTTTTGAAAGCAATACGGTATTAAGAATTGAAATGTTTATTGATCAAAAAATTAAATAATGGCCTACACTAACCGAAACCTTTTACAACGAATAATTGATATCCAAAACATATATCTTAAGTATAGCATGGAAGGTGTAACCGGTGAGTTTATCTATCAAAAGCATATCTATCCAATTTACCGGATCAGCCGCACAACCTTTTATGCCTACCTGGCCAGAAATGCTAAAAAAGAAATGACCGATATAATTGCCCAGGAAGAAGCTGAAAAGGCAAAGAGTGAGGATCAGTTGAACTTATTTTCAAATTGACTCCAACGGCTCTGATAAGATACGTTGCGATTAATAGCACGAACTTTGAATAACATAAACACTTTATAAAATGAAAAAACATAACAATTTAGTAAGATTTAAGCAATGGATTTTATCTATTGTTAGCGGTAGTACTTCCATTTATAAATATGGAACACCTACCTTAATTGACAATACAGACGAAGACCCTTGCGATGCCTGTAAATACGAAATAGGAGAGAATAAAAAGATATGTAGTTTTTGCATGAAACATTTAGCGTTAAACCAGTATTACCGCTAACTCAAAGATATGAGGCGTTATCCTGAGCCTGTCGAAGGAAATGCATTATATCAACTGTTGGTGACAGTTTGAATTAAAAAATATTAGATTTGTAGTAATAATTATTAATCAAAAAATCATATTATGAAAAAAGTCACACTTATTTTTAATGGAATTGAATTTAATTCTTTAGTAGTAATTTCTATTTTGACAATATTTGCCTTATTTGGGTTATATGGATGTTCAGGAAATGAAACAGCAGTTAGTGAACAATCATCATTTAAAGTGCAGGAAACGCATTTTAAATACATTAAGGATGCAAATATCCAGTACAGGACATTTACTGTTGAGCGTATAGATACAGTGGAAATAATGAAGTTTGTATATGATAATACTCAGGAGTTTCTTACTGTTGATTTTTTCATATTTAACACTCCAGTTAATTCACCAATATGGCTTGATAAATTTAATACTACCGATGAAATAAATACCGCAATTTATCAGTCTTGTCCAGAACTTATCATACTGGCCAGCCAGGGTGATCCATATGATATTCCTTGCGATTGGTTTAAACCTTACTAATATACCTACATAATAAAGCAAAAGCCCCTGACATTAATTGCCAGGGGCTTTTTTATGATTTTATATTGTTATTTTTTCTTTTTCTTTTTTTCATCGGTTTTCATATTCCGATATCCCTTTTTGATTTCCTTTTTAATCTCAGGTAGTTGTTTTTCTTGTGGAAGATCTTCTGGAGATCTACCAACGTTCTTCCGAACAATCGTCCTTACTTCCTTTCCTACATTGTAATGAGTTTGTTCGAGGCTTCTTTGACCTTTAATCCCTTTGTTTATAATTCTCTCTTCTGTTTGTGTCACACGAAATAGATTAGCTGCAAGTTCAGTTCTGCCCATATTATCCATGAGCTTTCCTTTTTTGACTTTTCGTTTCTTTTCTAATCTCCATGATTCCATATTGTACATGCCTCTATATCCAGCATTTTGGAAGGCAGCATAATTCATAACTCCAGCATCTTTAGCTGCTGATGCTAAAGATTTATTTCCATCAGCAAGCTCTTCACGGATAAGTATTCTATCAATCTCAACATTTCCTTGTATATATAATTCAAACTTCCTGGTTTGTTGAGCGAAATAGGATTGAGCTTTTGCCACCTCAGGCTTTTTGGGATCTCCATTCATTACGGCCAGGTAACAGGCAAATCGAGTTAATTTAAAATCTTGTTCAACAACACCATCAATAATCCGTGACTCTACCATTATGTTATCATAATGAGGAATATTGAGAGAAACAAATGCCTTTGTTGCCCTGTCCAGAACCCTTTGAAAGGATTTCATATTTGGGTATCCAAGCATTGTCATTAAATGGGATGCCCACCAATAGGTCATTCCATTTTCATTTTAAAAATCCTCAAAAGTTAGCGGAGTTTCTTCCTTGTGTTTTTCAATATTGCCCATGATTCGGAGAGTGTTTTTTGTAGATGCAAATGTACAATATAAAAAATAATCTATTAGGTTTTTGGAGAAAATAAAACAAAGACTCCTGACAATATTATCAGGAGTCTTTGAGGAGTAATATCAAATTACTGATATTAATACCTCAAATATACAAATTATTTCTTTAAAGGATTAATAGTAAACACTCCATCACTTTCATCCAATATATTTCCGTTTTCATTGCTTACTATTCTTATCCTATAATTATTGTCCGGAGCAATCACCCTTGAGATATTCCACTGATAGCTTCCACCACTCGCATGGTTGGTAATAATGATGGGAGGATCATCTTTTAGTAGCAGCTCTATTCGAACATCACCTTCCTTAATAAACATATCCCAGGTTATTAAATAAGTGCCCTCTGCTGTAAGGCCTTCACCTCCATTTGGCCAGTTGACTTTAATAAACTCCTGACGGGAATTATAGGCTTCAATATCCGGATCAGGTTTCTCAGCAGAATGGTAAACCTGGCTCTCAGGAGATTGGTACATCAAACAATGAAAGTCCTGGATTGTAATAGCCCATCCTGGATTATTCATATCCAATTGATAATCGGTTCGCTCCATCGAATTTAGCACTATGAAATCATTCTCATCATAACTGAACTCATGCAAAAGGTCATAAATCGACCGGGCAATATTCTCATGCGTTTGCATGATGCTTTCATTTACTGATCCATCAGCTTCCAGGATCAATTTATGAATAAGGTAGATCCTGGTGATTAGGTTCGATTGCTGATATTGCCGGTTTAAAGTTTCAGGCTGTAAGGGTTCTGGGAAGCCTATTAAGATGGCCGGCTCAGCATGAAGCTTTCCTGATGCAATTTGATCATTAAACCAGGTCATTAGTTTTATCCCTTCAATGGGAATTAATCGGGTTTTGAGTACTTGATACGGTTGTAGTAGCATTATTTTTTGTTCTTTTAGACAAGGCATGCCTTGTCTGTTACTGTGATTACTTAAAGATCTTATTCATCTCCCTATCCAGCTTCTTTTCAATCTTCTGATCCCACTGGTGAGAGTGTCCCATAAACTGCCGCTTTTTCATTACGAAACCAATTCCACGGCCAGCTTTACCACCTTCATTGTGAACCTTAGCATACGGTTTGTCAGTGTAAAAAATAGTTTTAGTACCAACAACCCGATATGAAATACTATGCCTAAGGTGGCCTCCATCAGTATCCGATCTGTGGCTCATCAATAATTTTCGGCCTTTGTTTTTAGCTTTCCATCGCTTGTAGTCTTTTCGCTGGCCACCTTTCTTTTTATGGGTAGTTTTTTTCCATTCCCTGGGCTTCCATTTCGAAAGGCTTTTATCGGTAAACCCTTCTTTATCCCAGCTCTTATCAAAGTGCTTCAGGCCTTCCACTCCAATAATCTTTTGGAAGTTACCATTGGCCAGCTTCTTTATCAATCGGGCTTGATTGGCAATGTCTTTACCTATATTTTTAAAATCCCTTGACAAAATATTTGCTTTTGCACATTGTTTGATTGTATATTTGTAACTGAAAAGAGCAATTAATAACACCTTGGACTGTATCCTCGTAGTGCGATTATTTGTTCTTTTTGCTTTTTATAAGCGGATCTTTATCCAGGATACTGTATAAATGCTTATCCCCATTTTTCATAACCCTTACATCTAAATAGGAAGCTTTGCCCTCGATCATGGTTTTGTAATAAACATGCTCCAATACATTACTGTTGTTTTTCCAGTCAGGTAAGCGGCCATGATAAGTGCTGTTCTTTAGTATATCATCAATCTGATAAATCAGCTGATTCTTTACATTATAAAATTCATGTGGTTGGTTCAAAAACTCCTTAATTCCTTTAGTTGTAAAAGTAACCTGGCCAGCATTCCTTTTCATTATACCGGCATGATTAATCAGGTTTGCCACACCCCACTCCTGGGCTGTTTTTCGTTCGCCCCACCTGTAATAGTTTTGGGTCAGTTTATCAATCTCAGATCGGCTCTTTGCACCTACACCTTTATAATAGCCTCCTTTGGTATCGAATACCTTTCCTGTTTTGCCAGGGTTGTTTCTAAACCCTGGTGGAAGATCCGGAAGGCTTTCTGACATATTAACCGGATCATCACTGGGCATTGCATTGCAACGGCAGCCATAATCATTAGGTGGGTAATGAACATCCCAGAATGAATGGTTCATCGGGTAAATTAACCCATGCAGCTTCTTATGCTCCGGACGGGTTCGATCATCCATTACTGCCACATATCTTAAGTTAGGGTAAAGATCTGCTGTTGTTTCATATTCTTTCCACTTTGCAGCCATCCGGGCCGATTGATGGGCATGGTTAAACTCAGTTTGCAACCATCGCTTATTGTACTTTTCTGAAACCTTTAAAGCTTCATTTCGGAAATCAATCCACTTCCTGGGCTTTCCATCTTCACCAATAAGTAGCTTGGTTATTTCATTAACCTCATCATGGTTTTTGAAAGCTGCAAAGCTGGCCGTGTGATACTTGAGTTCAGCTATGTATTTCCAGTTCGGATGGTTGTAATTGATTTCAGCAAATGGAGATCCCCAGCCATCCTCAATGCCTTTTAAAAGGGCTTTGTAATTTTCCTGCCAGATATCCCTGTCAATTCCGCTTTTAAGGGCTTTCTTGTGTATTCTCTTAAGGTATTGGGTCAATACATTGTTATCGATGCCAATAATGTTTTTTGAGTTAAGAATAACGCTCAATGGAAGTGTAAGGCCTACATATTCAAAACCCAGTCTGGCAGCTGGGCTATTAGCTTTTTTTTTTCAGCTTCCTCCTTCTTTTTTTCTTCCTCTTCTTTTTCGGCTGTTGATTTCATTGAAGGATCTTTAGGTATTAGATCCCGGTACTGTAATTTTAATCCTTCGATTGGGTATCCCCAATAAACCAGGAATGGGATTAGTTGCTTATTTACAAGGAACCTCATTCTACGTAAGCGGGCTAAAGTGTAATCATTTAATATGCGCTCATGTACCTCAGCTTGTGAATAGCTGCTACCATCATCCGATGTCATGGTTTGACCATTAATTAGCTTGCTAAGCTGTGCATCACACATCTTTGCATTCTCCATGTAGATTTTATAAAAGTCGGAACTTTTAGGAGCAATTATTTCAGCATCATCATCCATACCCAGGATAATGTATCCAGAAGTTGAAAAGTTGGCTGCTGAAGTTTCCATACGGTCAAGTTCTTTAGGATCTTCAGTATCGGTTTTGATCTTGAGCATAGGGCTGCCATATTTCTCAGAAGCTTGCGACCAATCCGAACGGGCATAATTCTTTACGATTACCTCTTTTGCTGCCAGTTCCAATAAACCTAAATTATAATGGCCACCCACTTCAATTAACCCCAAGCGGGTTGCATTGTTCCTGTAATCAATTCCCTTAGTGTCATATAGGTTCATGATTACGATCCCTTGTTCTGGGATCACATTTAACCTGGGGATTAACTCAGTATCTTCAAATACACCGTTCACCAGCTGAGAAAATTCAATTAAGCTATGGCCATAGAATTCAGCATCCAGTGCCAGGGAAATAAAAGTGTCAAACCACTTTGTTTTAAGCAGCTCAGATTTATCCTTTACCTCATTACCCTTTGCATCAACTAAAAAGAATTCGCTTTGCTGAACCGCATACTTTGCTGTTCGGAGTTGTGAGGCCAAATGGCTGTCGGTTGCAATCAGATCATAAATGGTGTATAATTCTTCCCGCTTTGGGTGATCAGGATCACGTGCAGCATCAACAGCAATTTTCAAAGCATCCAAATCCAGGTTGATCCGGTAATGATAGTTCCTGGTGATCTTATGACTGATCCGTTTCTTTTTTGTCTCTACCGGCTCATTGTTTGATTTTGATGTCTTGTTTAGCCAGGCACTTATATTTTTTGGTATTATATTCATATCTCAAGCTTGTTTAAATGGCATTTAAATTCCATTAATTCCCAATTAAATTATGTCCCCTTGGAGGTTTGCTTCCCATGCGAAATACCCGCTTTGTTTTCCCTGAGCCATCAATTACCGGAGTGAGTGTAGTTGGCGTTCTGCCAATTGCGATTTTTCGCAAAGTGTCCATTGTCGCATCAAAGTCGTTTGTAATTCGCTCCGGAACTTCATTATCAGGTATCCGGTCGTAAAGCAAATAAGCCGACAGGTTGAGCATCCAGTACTTTAGGTTCTCATGCCTGGCATCACCATTTTTGGCAAGTTCAGCTGCTATATTGTAATTGCCTGATAACATATCGGTAATAATACCGGCAGCTGTGGTTTCAGCTTCATCCAGTAAATCATCATTTCCACCGGTGATCTGGTTTAAAATTGACTCTTTAATTTTCCTGAAGTAATCTTCTTTGTTTAAAAAACTCATAACCTACGTTTTGGATTCTTTTTTATTCTACCTGTCCTTGCACCTTTAGAATTCCCTCTTCTTAAATGCCTCGATAGGAATTTTATACATTGCTCATCAGCATCCGGAGCATCATCCTTTGTTCGGTATCCTGGTTCGATACCATACAATTGTTGGAGACCGGTTGCAGTATCATTATGCGACTTCTTTTTTTCGTTGTAGTATAAGCGGCCATTTTGATAATAGGGTTGGAGGGTGAGGATTCTGCCGTACTTATCGGTTTTTGGAGTATCCACTTTTACCAGGTTAAAACTAATTCGGAAGTCATCTTCAACCTCTTTTATGGTTCGCCTTACTTCATCATTCCAGAACTGGGCTTCAAAACGCCAGTGGATAATCACTGATGGTGGTAACTCCAATTCAACAAAGGCCATATATTCGAGGGCAGCCCTCATTTTGCTTTGCTTAACAAAGCTGTCGATATACCAAAACTGATTACTGTACAATCCCCAAATCCTCACAGCATTATAGTCGCTGGTTTTATTACCGGCATAGGCAATATCCCAATGACCGGCTATGATCTTAAAATGATTTAACGAAGGCATTTTTCCCCATTGGATCTGCTCAGCTCTAAATATCTTCCCTTCGATGTGTGGATCATTATTATACTCAGCTTTTGCGGCCAGTACTCCCAGATCCTCTTCAATGGTTTTGTAATAATCATCATCGTATTTTTCCTCCCATTCGGGTTTATAGGTAACCGGATCATAGGCATTCACCTGGAACAGTTCCCATTTAGGATGTTTAATATGAAGCTCCTCCTGGATGGATCTGGGATGGAAATTATTATTGGGATGGATGTACCTACGAACCGGCCCATCCATAGTAGGAATCAAATCCTTTTCAATCCAGGTAACCATTTCATCCTGGCGCATGGGATTTTTAATGGTATCCTTATCTTCCAGGTCATCACAAACGATATAATCAGGCCTTTGATCCTGAAACCTCAATCCCCTGGGAGATTGTCCCATTCCTAAAGCTTTGGCAATAAAACCATTTTTAGTCCGGAAATATCCCGACTCCCACGATCCCCGCATTTCTTGTTCACCCCAATCATGCTTTAAACGTTCATTGGCTTCAAACTCAGCTTGCAAATCAGAAAGCAGTATTTTAGCTTTGTCGTAGTTATTTGCAACCACTACCATATAATGTATATCATCATCCATCCAAAGCCATAATGGAATGATTACAGTTGCCCAGACTGATTTTGCTAATCCACGTCCCCAACGGAGCAATAAAAAAAGGATCGGAAATTTCTTGACAAGTTTGGCAAAACGGATATGAAACCAGGCATTTTTTGCAGATGCATAATGAGACAGGTAATATTTAACCATGAAATCAATATCCTTTACTGCCCGCTTTTTTCTGGCAGCCTGATCGGCATCCGATTCAAAAGGATCTGCCGATGCTCCGGATTTGATGACCTTTAGTTTGGCCAGGTAATTTTCATATGCCTTCTTATCTTCTTTTCTCATTATCCAAGTTCTGAAGTGATTTTGTGAAGGTGGTATTCCTGAAAATCGACCGTTTCCATGAACAGTTTTACATTGAATAAGCGCAAGTCATTAAAGATGCTTTCCATTACCGTTAAGTAATTAGATAAGCTTACCTGGTTCTCTTTGGATACGTTCTCAAGGGTTTTGTTCCATTTGCTTGCAGCATCATCGATCTTGCTGATCCGTTCCCTGAATGCAGTGGCCTTATCGGTATTTTTTTCCTTCTCGGCTTGCTTTGCTTTTGTATCTAGCTCCAGCCGTTCATAGGATAGATTGGTGATGATGGCCTTAATATTATTGATCCTTTCAACGGGTGATGCGTTGAGCGATGCCCTTTCTTTCTCCCAATCCCCATTTTTCACCCACAGGCCAATAGTCTTTTCTGTAATACCTAACAGCTGGGCTATTTCCTTTTGAGTTTTCCCCTGTTCAACATAAAGTATCCGGGCGGTTTTTTGCTCTTTTATTTTGGCCATCATTTATGAATTAATACAGGCAAAGCTCTGCTTTGCCTATGGGATTGCAAAATTTCTCTATAACCCTTGCACTATACAGTTCAAGGGTTGTACAAATGTTTGCACAGGTAATATTTTAGGATTTTGTTTGCAATTCTTAATCGATAAAAAACTATGTCAAAAGAGGGTTTCACATTTAATTACCTGGTTAACCGGTCTGATAAAAAATACACCTTTGGGTTGTATGGCGAAATCGGTAAGGGTAAAGATGTAAATGGACATTACCTGGCACATGAGATCAATTATGCTGCCGACTATGTAGATGTAATCGAGGTTCGTATTAATTCAGAAGGCGGATCTGTATTACATGGCTTATCGGTTTTCTCAGCCATGCTGAATTCTCCTGCTAAAGTAATTGTGAAAATAGATGGTGTGGCAGCTTCAATGGCTGGCATTATTGCTATGGCCGGTGAGTCTATTAATATGGTTGATTATGGTCGCATAATGATCCATTCTCCAAAACTTGACAAATCCAGATTATCACAAAAAGAAAAGAAGGGTTTAGAAAGTATCCGGAATATGCTTCTTACCATATTTGAAAAAAGATGTGCAAAGGATGCTGTCTGGCTGGATAAGGTGATGGATGAGGAAACCTGGTTCACTGCTGATGAAGCCCTCAATGAAAAGTTTATTGACTCAATTATTAAAACTGACAAGGTTGTTGACCTAGCTGGTCTGAATGCAACTGAAATGGTTGCAGCCATTCAAAACCTTGTTCAAAAAGAAAAACCAGATATGAAAGAAATTGCATTGGCTGTTGGGTTAACCGAAAATGCCACAAAAGCTGAAATTTTAGCAAAGATTGCCGAGGATAAAAAGAATAGTTCATCCAATGTAGGCATGGCAAAAGCCTTTATAAAAATGGGTGAGAAACTTGGATTAATTACCGATGAAAACAAGGCTAGATTTGAGAAGCTAGCTAAGCATGATTTTGAACTTGCTGTTGACTTTTTGGAGGAGGCAACTGATGTGGTAGGTGATGAAGAAGTTGAAGATGGATTAGAGCCCGGTAAAGTAAAAGCCAAAGGTAAAGATAAGAAGGTCGTGCCAACTAAAGGCAAAGAGTTGAAAGGTGATCTAAGGGTTTCTGATTTGATTAAGGTACTTGGTAAACAAGGAGGTGCCCCAATAGTGGATGAGGATAAGGATTATGCCTGGTACATGAAAAATGATCCAGCTGCCCTTCAAAAGATGGAAGATCAGGAGCCAGAAAAGTTCGAAAAGCTTTACAATGCCTGGTGTGAGGCATAGTAATTAAATAAGTAGTTAACAAGCCGCTACCAGAGCGTAGCGGCACAAAATAAAAAAATTATGTCGACCGATTTAATAAAATGGCCTTTTGGGGATGCTTCATACGAACTTATTGATTCTCCTGGCGCAAAGGAAATTAGTATAAAAAATGATTTAACCATTATCGAAGTAAGCGATGTTGAAGGCAATATCGCATTGGATCTTGACATCGGTGATGATGTCGAAGATGGTGCAATCATAGCTATTGTAGTTGATGGATTGAATAACGGGTTGATAAGTCCAGGTGCTGGTTTTCTCAGATCTCAGGGTTTTGGTGGTCCAACTATTGAAGTAGAAGGTTCAATGCAATTCGTTTTTGTGAAAAACGGATTTGTCCAGATAGGAGCAAAACTTGAAGTTGAATTATATTAACCTTATAAGGAAGTGAAATAACAAAATTATCATGGCAGAAATAAATAACATCAAATTCAGTAAAGAACTTCAAAAGCAGTTGTTTCCGGATAACTCCTTTTACAAGAAGTCAAGAAATGACAGTGGAATCCTTATAGATGCCACCAGTATCGAAATTCCGGTATCAGGAGATATTGGAGCGGCCAAAGAGGGTGAACCTGATTCATTGCCCTTAAAAGTGAGCCTTAAGAAGGATTCCAAAACTTCTTATCCAGCTACCCTGCTTTATGTAGATCCTGTGGTTATATCCCGTGAAAGCGAAATTGTAACCAATTACGACAAACACCAGGAAACTGTTGAGCAGTTTGCCGGTTCAATCGAAACCAAAGCGGCTGATTACGCAGCTCAGCATTGGGGACCGACCCTGGCAGCAAATATCCTTCGCACAACTGGTGGTGGAAGGGCAGTAACCCTGGTAGGAGCAACCGGTAACCGTAAAAGGATTACAAAAGCGGATTTTATTGCTGTTAAGAAGGCTTTCTCAAAAATGAACCTGACTGTAAAAGGTGCATACTATGCCCTTATTACTCCTGATCAGAAGGAAGATTTATTGTTAATCCCTGATTTTGTGGATTACGATAAGACAGGAAATGAATCCCGTTTAAAGGAGGGTTTTATTGGTAAACTCCTGGGCTTTGAGATCATGGAGCGTTGGAATGAAACCCTGGGATCAGTTGGTGTTCATTACAGTGCAACCAATGTGAAAAAGGATAATGGTGATGTTGCAGTAACTGACAGCCCAGCTGCTATTTTCTGGAACTCCAGTTATACACGACATGGTGAGGGTAATGCCCACACTTCTATTAACCGTGACAAAGCGGAATACCTGGGAGGTACTGTGATGAGTTCAACCGTAAGGTTTGGAGCTACCATCAGCCGACCTGATGAAAAAGGTGTAATAGCCTTGGTTGAAGATAACGTATAATTAACCTTTCATCCCCTGGGTAAAAGGGGATGCAATTAAATTTTTGTTAAACCAATAAAGTAAAATCATGAAAAAGCAATTTGCATTATTAAGTATCGCTTTTCTTTTTATTGCCGCTTTAGCGTATTCTCAGCCTGGTGATACGCCAAGCCAAATCGTTAACCAGGATATCAGCTATGTGGATGTGTTTCCGGTACAGGATGCCGTAAGCATTGCAACTCCAGCCATGAGCTATGAATTTATGTATGTGACCGATATGGCCTACATGAATGAATATGGTTTTGAAACAACCGCTAACCAGGATTGGGAACTGTATAGTTTGTATTTAGATCAACCACTTTGGTATGAACCTCCTAATCAGGACTTGAATAAATGGTTATTCACAGCACAAGACTATAACCATCCGATGCGATTACACGAATGGCAAAAGTATAGACAAGGATTGTACACCTACAACTTACCTGACTACAGCCTTAAATGGAAACTATATATATCCTGGGATGATGGTCTATTGAACCGAACAGGGTTTATCACTACTAAAACACTTGCATTGAAAGGATGCTAACTTATGCTCCTGGATAAACAGGAGCATACATTGCGGAATAGAGCAGTGGACAGCTCGCTGGGCTCATAACCCGGAGGTCGGTGGTTCGAATCCACCTTCCGCTACAAATACTTTGAGGATGGAAGCCAAAGGGCTTGCAATTTGAGATGAAAAGCCATGACCAAGCCCTTTTTTAAAGTAAAAGAATGAATGATAATTTTTTAAGTACGATTACAGGTTCTATTACAAGTTTGCTGGGAATGATAGTCGGGATGATCCATGTAGAAACAATGATTGAAGTTGCGGTTTATGGATTTATAGGAGGTGCAGTAGGATTACTGGCCAAGTGGTTGATCCAGCATATCAGATCTAAGTGCGAACAATTTTTTAAAAGGCGAAAAGGTGTATAAATTCGGAAGCAAGTCACTCGAAAACTTAATCTCACTCCATAGAGATCTACAACTGATCCTTACGGAGGCCATTGCCATTTCACCTATTGATTTTGGAATATCTGATGGCCACCGTCCAGTTGAAATCCAACAGGAGTATTTTAATCAGGGAAAGAGCAAATGTGATGGGATTAAAATCAAATCCAAACATAATTACAATCCTTCCCTGGCTGCCGATTTCTATCCTTATGTGCAAGGAGCTGCTTCCTGGAACAATGAAACATTAAGTTACCTGGCTGGCCTAATTACAGGCGTAGCCGAAATGCTATACAAGCAAGGTCGGATTACTCATAAAGTACGTTGGGGCGGAAATTGGGATATGGACGGTGAGATGATCACAGATCAATCCTTTGATGACAGGCCACATGTTGAACTAATAAAGCCAAAAAACTGATGAATAAGAAATTCAAAGATACTAAGGTAGGTCAGTTCATAAACAAGGTGGCTCCTGATGTCATTGATACTGTTGGTAATATTTTCCCAGCTGTAAATGTATTGAAGGCTCTGATCCCTCAAGATGGATTAAGCCCTGAGCAGAATGATGAGTTTAATACTGCACTTCAGGAGTATGAACTCAACGAATTGCAGGAGTATTTGAAAGATGTTCAGAATGCCAGGAATATGAATATTGAGATTCAGAAAGCATCAGAAGCAAGTAAGCTTGCTAAAGATGCTGCCTATTATCTTGATTTCATAATTGTTGGGGCTACAATCGCTCTTGGATTACTCCTTTTCTTCAGGGCGATTCCTGTAGGTAATAAGGAGATCGCCTACCTGATGTTTGGATCACTTTTAACCCTTTGTGGAACTGTTGTTAATTTCCACAGAGGATCTACCCATGGATCAAGCAAAAAAACAGATATGTTATTTAAAAAACTACAATAATGAAAGAAGTTAAAAAAGTATTATTACTTGCTGCCAACACTTCAGATGCTAAAGCATTGGAAGTTTTAGAAACCTTAAAAAGGGAACATACTGAAATGATAGTTGTTGTTGGTGACCTTGAGCAGGCCATTAAAGATCATCAGGGTGCATTTGCTGAGCTGAAAGCTAAATATGATCAGCTGGGAATTGATCATAAAGCTCAGTGTGATCTTGGGACTGAATATTCAAAGTTCAGGAGTGATTTAGCTGAAGTACTGGGTTCAGGGACTGAAGCAATTATTCCTGTGGTAAAAGAGCTGAAGGATGATAAAGAAGCTTTTGCCCATCAAGTTGAAACCCTGGCTGAAACTATCAAAGATCTTAAATCTGGAACTGATAAAGATACAGTAATACAAATTAAAGCCAAACTCGAAAAAAAGGCCAAAGATTATTTAAAAGCCAATAAGGATACCAGCGAAGTTCACATTACTGAGGATGGTGAGATTTATCTTTCACATCAAATGGCCAAAGCCCATTCAAAGAAAGTTGGCGGTTTAGTTCACTCATTCGAGAAATAATAATTTAGCCATGACAGCTACTAAAATAAAAAGGTTTTTTGCATGTCGGCCTAAGCTTGACAAAGCTTATATGACTTCTGATGCTACAATATTCATCAAAAAGAAGAATGCCGAAATCCATGCAAAAAGCCTAAAGGACAATAAAATTTCACCTATTCAAAGAGGTAAAAAGAACTAATTATTATGGCATTACCAGGAATAACAATCACCGTATTAAATAACCAACTGGGAACTATTGTTCCTATAGTTGATGGAACTGCCGGTATCATCCTTTCAGGAGATGCTGCACCATCCGGTTTGGCATTAAATACTGCCAAAAAAATCTATTCGCTCAAAGATGCTGAGGATGTTGGAATAGATGCGGCTTATGATACAGCCAATAAGGTACATGCACACCGAAACCTGGCTGAGTTTTATGCCACAGCAGGTAATGGAGCTCCACTTTGGATTATGGTAGTAGCCCTTACAGAAACTATGGAGGATATTTGCGATAAGGCATCAGCTAACAAGCTGGCCAAATTGCTCCTCGATAACAGTAATAATGAAATCAGGTTGCTTGGAATTACTCGCATGCCTGATGGTGAATATGCTCCAACCTATGTTAACGGCCTCGATGATGATGCTTATGCAGCACTCGTTAAATTGGATAATATGCTGGCAGATTATGAAAAGCTCCCAGCTCCGGTGGTTGGCATTATCGAAGGAAGGGATTTCCAGGGAGTGGCCGGTGATCTTGTGAATCTTCGTGAAGCTTCCTATAATAAAGCAGGTATTTTAGTTTGCTCCTCTGAGGAAGCTGCTGATGATGATACTCATGATGGATCAGCTTCAGTGGGATTGTTATTAGGTAAACTGGCAGCCATACCAGTTCAGCGAAATGCTGGCCGGGTAAAAGATGGGGCATTGCCTATTACCCAGGCTTATTTATCCGATGGATCCAAAGTGGATGCTTTTTCAGGATTGGGTGATGTTCATGATCGAGGTTATATTACCATGCGTTCATTTGTTGGCAAAACAGGCTTCTACTTTACTGATGATCCAACGGCTACTGCATTAACCGATGATTATTCATCCATTGCCAGGAGACGTGTTATTAATAAATGTATCCAGATCGCTTACAATACTTATGTAAATGAGATTAATGAAGAGATCTTATTGGATGCTGATGGTAAGATTCATCCAGGACTGGCAAAAACATGGGAAGGATACATTAACAACCAGGTAAATGAACAAATGACCCGTGAAGGCGAATTGAGTTCTTTTACTTCAGTAATAGATCCTGATCAGGATGTAACCAGTACCAATAAGGTTAAGGTTGTATTGAAGCCTCAACCGGTTGGTTATGCAAAAGAAATTGAAATTGAAATTGGATTTGAGAACCCTGCTTTAAGCAGCTAAAAACGTCATATAATGTTTAATTCAAGAGAATATAAATGGTCTGACATCGATATAATGATCGATGGCGAAGTGATCACCAAGGCCAGGGGAATAACTTACAAAGTTTCAAAAGAAAAGGAGCTAGTGCATGCCAGGGGTGAAGAGCCATTGGATATTGTATCCGGGAACAAAGCCTATGATGGTACACTTGATATTCTTTTGAGTGGGTTATTTGCAATTCAGGCAAAATATCCTGGGTTGGATCTGCTCGACATGAACTTTGAAATCGTTGTTTCTTATGTTCCCAAATTGGGTGGTGCAATTGTAACAAAAGCATTAAAGTATGCTGAGTTTACCGAGATTGAGGAAGGCATGAAGCAAGGTGAAAAATTTAAGGAAGTAAGTATTCCTATTATCTTCCTGGGTATTGTTTAAGCATTTTAACTTAATCTTTATATATCATGACTCATAATAAATTTCAAAGGTTGTTTTGGTTCGTTCTCATTTTTATGGTTACTGTATTATTAGCTTGGATTTTAGGCCAGATTGAAACAACCTGGTATAAATGGTTTGCAGGCCTTTATATCGGAGCTGGCGTTATTGCAATGTTCTTGCCAACCACAAAAAGTAAATAATGATCACCCTGGGATTTGTCATATTAGCCGCTATTGCTAACAGCATTATGGACACTTTAAAGTTCAGGTTTACCCGTTCGGTATTTAATCGGCCCGGATCTAAGCTCTATAACTTTAGTGAGCCATTATCCTGGAAACGGAAGTGGAAAAACAAAGACAGCTCCCAGGGCGAAGCATTTTTATTTAGCAGTACGATCCTGGTATTTTTAACCGATCTGTGGCACTTTGCACAAATGATCATGAAGCTGTCATTTATCCTGGGCATTGTACTCTATCAGCCAATATTTAATTGGTATTACGACTTGATAATTTATTCAATTTCATTCAGTATAATTTTCGAACTAAATTTTAGTAAATTTTTGATAACATGGAAAAAGTAACACAAAAGCAAATCCAGGAATGGAAAAAGGAGCATGGTGAAGTGATTAAATTGTCAGCTGACAATTTGGAAGGGTATATTAAAAAGCCTGACCGTAAAGTTCTCAGCCTGGCCATGACCGAAGCTCAGGTAGATCCATTTGGAATGATTGAGGTAATATTAACTAACTGTTGGCTTGGTGGAGATGATGAGATGAAGAATAATGATAGTTACCTGATGGGAATTAATGCCCAGATCGATAAGGTGATCGAAATTAAAACAGTTGAGATAAAAAAGTTATAGAGGGTTGCTCAGGAAATTATGAAGCCAACCCGATAGGCTTTATCAATACAATGATTGAATACTACCTTCATATAGATCCCAACGAATTAAATGATAGCCAATGGGCTGAGAAATATGCCCAACTGTCTGAAATAAGAAAAATGGAAATGAAGCAATTAGGCGTAAAATGACCAATCAATATACATACACAACCGATTTAAAGGACTATATGGGTGGCAAGTTGAACAAACTTGCCACTGTTGGTAGTAAGGTGTATGGGAAGCTGAACACTGCTCAAAAGTTCTATAATAAGAATGTCGAATCCGGATCGAGGAAAGTTGATCAATTGAGCGGTGCAACCAGTAGACTTGGAAATATTGTAAAAACATATTTAAGTTATCAGTGGGCTAAGGGATTTCTTAATCTTGGAGCTGAAATGGAACAAACAAGGATTACATTTCAAACACTCCTTGGTGATGTGAAAAAGGGTAATCAGCTATTTAAAGAAATAAATCAATTTGCCAACGTCACTCCATTTAACAATCGCAACCTTCAAACAGCAGCTCGCACAATGCTGTCTTTTGGCATTGTCGAAGAAAGAATAATGCCTAATCTAAAAATGATCGGTGATATTGCAAGTGGAGATGCTGAAAAGTTGAAATCACTTACTTTGGCTTATTCGCAAGTTCAGTCAGCAGGAAAGTTAATGGGTCAAGATCTTTTGCAGTTGATCAATGCTGGTTTTAATCCTCTATTAATAATATCTCAAAAGACTGGACGTCCGATGTCTGAACTAAAAGACGCAATGTCATCCGGAGCTATATCAGCAGATATGGTTACTCAAGCTTTTATGAGTGCTACTAGTGAAGGTGGATTATTTTACAACATGATGGAGAAGCAAAGTAAAACTTTGTCTGGGAAATGGAGCACATTTGTTGGAAAGTTCCAGTATTTCATGGGTAAGTTAAGCGAAAGCCAAAGTAACTTATTTACCAGCATAGTTGATAAAGGAATCAAGGCGCTAGATTATCTTTTAAATAATCTTGATGGAATTATTAGGAAAATACAAAGTTTCACTTCATGGGTAGGCCGAAATGCTGATGCCATTAAATTCTGGGCTACTATGATAGGTACTATGGTGACCGCATATTATGCCTGGATAGCTGTAACTAAAATTGCTGCTGCTGTTACTATGGCATATCAATCAGTTCTGTTTGTTGTTATTGGTTTAACCCGGGGTTGGGCAGTGGCTCAACGAGCATTAAACCTGGCAATGGCCATGAACCCTATTGGATTGGTCATAGCAGGAATTGCAGCTTTAATAGCTGCTGTAGTTTATGCCTGGAATAAATTTGAATGGTTTAGAGGAACAATATTAGGTGTCTGGGAGGTTTTAAAGGGGTTTGGAAATATGATAAAGGAATATGTTATAAATAGATTCTGGGAGATCATTAACGGACTGACCGGTCTTGGGCAAACCTTAATGCACTTTTTTAAAGGTGAATGGTCAAAAGCATGGGAAACCGGTAAAAAGGCTGCAAGTGATTTAATAGGAATTGAAAGTAAAACTAAATTAGTAAAAGATAGTCTTCGGTTTGGTAAAGATCTAGGGAAGAATTTTAGTAAAGGATATACCGAAGGATCTGCTCAGGTAGCGGCAAAAAAATCTACCAATTTAGTTGATAACCTATTAGGTAATAACACACCTTCAAGTTCAATTGATGGTAATAAACTGCTGGGCGAAGAATCAAAGAACAATTTAAAAGGAATCACTTCCGGAGGCTCCCGCCCCACAAACATTACAATTAACCTGGGGAAATTTCAGGACAGTATTAACATATATGCTCAGGATGTTAAAGAAGGCACTGAGGAAATGCGTGATATTATCCTAAGTGAATTAACCAGGGTTTTAAATAGTGCGAATAAAGTAGCAGCATCATAATTAATAAAGAAAATGCCTTTAGATATTGAAATACAAGGATTGTTTGAAATTGTTTGGCCATATACTTCCATTGGAAGCCGGCTCGAAGGAACATCAGAGCTTGGCCAGCCCTATTTCATGCCCGTTACTTTAAATGGCATTGATCTTCCAAATGCATTAATCTCAATCACTCCAAAAAAGAAGATAATCGAAACAGAGCTTACTGGACGGAAAGGTTCTGTTAATGAGTTTATCAATATCATGAATTATGATATTAAGATTCGAGGGATAATAGTCGATCGAGAGAATCCGTTTCCAGAAAACGGAATTATGCAACTTCAGGAAATGTGGGAGCTGAATGAGTCAATAACCCTACAAAGTGCATTAACCGATATCTTCCTTCAGGCAGATGACTCGGTTGTAATTAAATCCATGAATTTACCAGAGATGAAAGGAATTGAAAACGCTCAGGCCTATGAAATTCAATTAATCAGTGATCAGGATTTTGATTTAATACTTACCTAATGTTTGTCCTTAATTCAAATATCACCATCGGAGATTATTCATTTAACCGTGTTCATGCTGTAAAAGTAAAACGGTCTATTCATACACTTGGATCAACAGCATCTATTAAAATACCTGCCACAGCTTATTTTGTTCAGGAGGGTGAGCCAAAAACAGCAGTTGAAACAGCAAAGCAATTCAAAGCTGGAGACAAGGTGGAGATAAACCTGGCCTACAATGAAGATTACCAAACTGAGTTTGTCGGCTTTGTAAAAAGGATTAATTATGCTTTTCCGGTAGAGGTTGAATGTGAAGATTATATTTATTGGCTTAAGAAAAAAGACATCAAGACAAGTTGGCCAAAAACATCTTTGAAGGAAGTGCTTCAATTTATCATTGCTGACACACATGATGATATTAAGCTTTCAGGCCAAATCCCTAATGTTGAGTTTACCGAATTTGAAATAAATAGTAATGCAGCTGATGCCTTACAAAAGATAAAGGATCACTATGGCCTTACTATTTACTTTGAAACTGATGGGACACTCTATGCTGGGCTTTCTTATGTTCCAAATAAAGGAATAATTAAATATCAGATCAATGGTGATAAATGCAATATAATTAAAGGTAATCAGCTAAAATATAGACTGGCTGATGATATCAGGTTAAAAGTGAAAGCCGTTCATATTAAAGCAGATAATACCAAAATCGAAGCTGAACTCGGTGATGAAGATGGTGAGCAGCGAACATTGTTTTTTTATGATGTGGAAAATATGGCTGATCTTGAGAAATTGGCACAGCAGGAAATTGACAAGCTTAAGTTTGATGGCTATGATGGAAAGATAACTACATTCTTACAACCTTATGCTGAACCTGGCTATATAGCTGATTTATCAGATTCGATATATGCCGACCGGTCGGGTGAATACTATATCGAATCTACAGAGGTGAATTTTAATACTGGTGGAGCCAGGCGAATAGTTGAGATTGGGATTAAAGTACTGGATAATGAGTAAAACAGATCAGGAAATAATAAACGGTATTCGGGAGATCACAAAACCGCTGGTTGTGATCATTCATGGGTTTGTTAAGTCTGTCGATGAAGCCAAAGGATCATGCACAATTAGTGATGTTGATGGAATTTATAAGTATAACGTTCGGATTAAAGCTGCAATTGATGAAAAAGAAACCGGGATGTTCATCATTCCGGAGGAAAACAGCAGCGTAATGATGGCCAGGATAGGAAATTCAAATAAATGGCAGATTATTGCTTATTCTGATATTAAAAAAGTGATCTACCGGAATGGCAAAACAGAGTTTATCCAGGATGAGAAGTTCACT